GTTGTCTCTGTAGCCATCTTGCAAATTTGCACAGGGTAGGCTGCTTCGTGCAACGCCCAAGTCGTGGCGTACAGGTTTGCCGCATCGACGTCCTCGATGATGCTTTCCAGCAGGTAGATCGTGTTGGCACCCAGCAGGCGGAGCACGCCATAGGTCGGTGCCACGGTCTGATCACCCGACAGGGTGAGGATGCGCTTGCGCTGGCCGAAGTCCCGTTCGGTGATGAATCGGTCGTAGACCTGCATCTTGCCGGTCAGTCCGGTGTCCACCCACACAGCGCCGTTCCATCCGAGGATGGGCGTCTTGGCGAAGGCTCCGATGCTGCGGGACAGGTCGGCCATTTCACTTCCCCGAGGCGAACGGATCGACAGGTTTGGCGATGGCGCGGACGAACCACATGAAGCCCTGTTGCAGGTTGGTGCGAGCCAGCGCCATGTGACGGTGATCGACACCTTCCACTTCGCAGAGCTTCAGGAACAGCGCGCCCAACTCCGCCTCCAGAGCCTTGATCGAGTTCATGCCGTCGATCTCTTCTTGGCTCAGGTCGCGGTAGCCGCTGATCTTCTTGTGCTGGTTATCCATTACTGAATCGCCTCGGTAATTGGGTCTTGGGTCGGCTGTGCAGCGCTCACCAACGAGATCGGCAAGCCCACCGGCTTGACCACGTTGTTGACCAGCTCTTGCAGGTCGGCCCGGTACTTCGCCACCTTGATAGCACACAGTTCTGCCAGCCGTTCCAGGTCGACCTTGAATCGGTCGAACTGCGCCTTGCCGTCCGTGTTGATTTGCGGAACGGTCAGGGGACGGCGAGCCATCTCCAGTGCGCAGAACCACTGCGAGTACAGCTTGATGCGGTTGGAGACGGCCTTCTGAGGGGCCGTCGCACCAACACCGGTACCGGTGGTATACAACGCAGCGTGGGTCGGCAGGAAGGAATCGAGGTCCAGCACCAACTCAAGGTCGAGGTTGGAGTCGACCATCATTGAGTCCGGGCAGTCGCTGGCGTCAATGCCAAGACAGCCACGGACAGCTTCGGTAGTGGTGTAGTCGCCAAGAGTCGCCATGCCTGCCCCTTACGCCTCGATGATGTAGCCGGCTTTCATCTGGCTATCAAGCCACGAACCTTCTTTCGGCTCTGCATCTACGCGCACAGGGATGTGCGGTTCGTAGCGGATGCCGGTGGTTGGATCGGCGTAGGCAAAGCCTGTACCCGACCGCAAGTATTTGGACCACGACGCAGGAGCTGGGGCTTCGGCTTTTTCGGCCTTGGCTTTCGCTGGTTTGGCTGGCGGCGGGGTAAGTTCAATCTCTTCCATCTGGGCGCTCTCTCTCGCAAAGGACTTTGCGAAGAAAGCCGGGGGCCTAAGCCCCCGGCATCTTCATTACAAGGTGAGGGTCATCACCTTGAACGCTTCAGGGTACAAGCTGTGAGTCGTCTCACCGAAGTCCACACGGAACGCGGTTGCACGACGCAGAACGAACTGCTCAATCGCGCTGTAGGCAGCCGCGATGTTGATCACACGACGCATTGCGTAACGGGTGTCGATACCCACGAAAGTGTTCGCAGGAACAACGCCGTCATCGACGATCAACAGGCGTGGATCTTCGCCGGTCAGGTTGTCGATGGTCACGCCTTGGTTGAAGCCTTCAGCCTGCTTCACGAACACAGTGTCGCGGGTTGGCTTGCCGGTACGTGCTTCCATCGCCATTGCAGTCGCCAAGTCGCAGATAGCTGCGTTGACGTGCATTACGCGACGGTTTTTGTGCATGTACTTCACCCACGCCGCGTGAGTCATCTGGCCAGCGGCAGTGATGCCAGTTGGGTCCAGGGAGTCAGCGGTGAAGGTCGCCTTGGCGGCTTCGTTGCGGTCGGTATCGCCGTTCACGATGGCCGAGATGTCGGCATACACCATGTTGATGCGTTCCTGACGAGCTTGGGCAGTCATTGCCAAGTTCACCAAGTCCAGCGGCGAGTGTGCAGCAGCCTCATCGGAGATCAACATACCGATGGATTTGGTAGGAATGCTGTACGACTTGGAGCTGGTGGTGATCGACAGCATCACGTCCGGCTCAGCGAGCTGGGCGATAGGCATCGACGAGTAGTCACGCGGACGCTGCACGTTGATGATCGGCTGGTCGAACTTAGGACCAGTGATCGTCTGGGTCTGAGCAATCATGCCCGACCAAGTGCCCAGAATGTCCGAGTAATCGTCGCGCAGTTGCGATTCGATCACGCGCATCAGGATTTCCGGGTACAGCATGCGGCCAGCAACCGAGTGGCGGTCGGAACCGTCGCTACGGGTGATGGAGCCCATCTGGATACCGGTATCCAGCATCTCTTTCATGCTTGGCGGCTTCAGGCCGAACTGACCTTCGTTACGGGTCAGCATGCCACCGTTCAGCATGGCCTGATTCAGTACGTCGCCGTACTTGGCCATGTCGGTGGAAGCACCGTACTTCTGGTTCAGGAGCTGAGACAGGGTGACACCGGCTTCGCCTGCTTCGGCGTACATGCGAACGTGGAAAGGGACTTCCATCAGTTCGCCGTTGGTGCCACGAATCTTCAGTTTGGTTTCGAGTTCGCTCATCATATCTCTCCGAAGGGTTGTCGATGAGCGTCTTAGACGCGCTCGATCAGAACTTTGTCGCCAGCAACACCAGTGCCGGTCAGGATGCGAATCACTTTCCACGCATACAGACCAGACTGAGTGAGGCCACCGTCGTCAGTAGCCGCAGTGGCGGTAGCTTTTTTCACCTGAGCCAGACCGGCAGTGCCGATGGCGGTTTGGGTGAAAGCGACTACGGTGTCACCGACAGCCAGAGTAGCTTGGCCTGCACCGTTCTGTACGGTCTTGCGGCCACGGCGCTGGATCGAGCCGAAGCTGAAGCCGTTGTTCACGGTGAAACCTTCAACCGCGTTCAGGAAGCCCTCGATAGGGTCACCGTCAGCGCAAGGCACGTAGTTCTGGAGGGTGCCCATCTTGTAGGCCTTATCCAGATCGTTGGTGCCGATGCCCGACGCCGCAGCAGCGCCGAGGGCTGCCGAGATGGTGTCCTTCATGGCCTCGGTTACGTTCTCGCCAAAAGCAAAGGTAGTCATGTGTCTTCTCCGAGATTACAGAGCCGCCAGAGACGGCGAGAGGTTTGCGAGTGGTTGCTGAGCCTGAGTCCCGAGGTTCTCAGACGCAGGAACTTCGGACACACCGCCGACCTTGAACTGGCTGTTGAATGCCGAAATCACGTTCTGATAGGTGCTCAGTACGGTGGCGGCGTCAGCGCTTTTCAGGTCACTTACGGTGCGGCCCAGAGGCAGTTCCATGCGGTTCACGCTGTCCACGGCGATCTTCATCAGCGCCTTGAACTGTGTGTCACGGGTAGCGTCAGCGGTTTTCAGAGCAGCGAGCTCGGCTTCGGCAGTGGTCAGCTTGGTGGTCAGCTCGACAAGGCGGTCGATCATGGCAGTGTCAGTGCCGGAGGCCTTCGGCTGTTCAGCCTGGACCTTCGGTTGATCGACTACCTTGGCACCGTCGTCTTCGCCTTCCGGGGCTTCATCTGCTGGAGCGGCGTCTGCGGGCTGCTCAACTACAGTCTCTTCGGTCACTTCTTCGGACAGCTTTGGATCAATCAGGGCTACTGCTTGATCTACGCCCGAAGCGACTGCCGCGAGGCCGGCGTCATTCAGTTTTCGCTTCATGTCGTTTCCTGCCATTAAGGTCGAATGGGTTGGTACGGCGATCCTTGGCTTTCGATCTCCGAGCTCGTTCTGAATGGCGGCGACCGCCTTGTCAAACGAGGTCACGACATCTACCAGCCCCACCTTGATGGCATCGTCTCCCATGAAGACTCGGCCTTCTGCGGCGGTTTCGATCAGTGTCGGAACGGCGATGCCCCGGCCTTGGGAGACGTGTGCGAGGAACTTATCGTAGTAACCCCCCAGACGCGCCTCAATGTCAGCCTTCGCTTTGTCGTCCAACTGCTCATAAGGCGAGCCAAGTGCCTTGAACTCGCCCTTACGGAACATCGTTACGTCGATCCCCTGTTCTTTCAGCATCCGGGCATACGAGAAGTGCGAGCTGATCACACCAATCGAGCCAGACAGAGCCATCGAACTGGAGAAGACTTTCTTGCCAACGGCGCCCAGCCAGTAGCCTGCCGAAAGCATGTTAGCGCCAGTATAGCTATAAACAGGCGCTACGTTATTACTAAAATCAGTGAGGAAGTCAGACAACTCCCCGATGCCAGAAACGGCACCACCACCGGTATCGAAGTCCAGCAGGATGGCCCGTGCCCCGCTTTCGGAGGCGCTGATGGCCGCGTTGCGGATTTCCTCGTAGGAAACCAGACCGAAGTAGCGGTTCAGCCACGATTCCTTGGGTACCAAGGAGCCGTACACCTGCAACACAGCGACATCCCCGTGTGCTTGGAGCATGTATTTGTAGTCGCCGCCGAACTGGACCTCTTCTTCCTCTTCGTCGTCATCGTTGTGGAACATGCTCGGGTCGGTGGCTTGCAGGCGGGTAAGCGCCTCACGGTAGGCAACGAAACTTACGTCGTCACCGAACCATGCGAGCTGCGGACTGGTATGCAGGGTGGCCAGCATCTTGGGCTGGCGTTTGCGCTTACTCATTGCGACTTTCCTCCGGCCTTTTTCGGGCTGCTGGACTGTAGGGCACGACCTTGCGGGTCGTCATTCGGGCTGGCGTTCTTGGCGTCAATCGCTTTGGAGCCACGCAGGAAGGCTGTGCCAGACAGCTTCGGTGCGCCGGGGGCGCGAACCCCTGTGCCCAGTTCCCAGCCGGCCTCTTCATCGGTGATGAAGCCTTCGGAAAGCAGTTCGAGGATGCGTTGCTGACGCATGGTCTTGAACGCCTCCAGTTCCAGCTCCGGGCGAAGGTCGATGGGGTTGAACTTGAAGTCGATGTAAACATCCGCCCCGAACAGGCGCGCAGCCAGTGTCAGGATGCGGCTCATGTTCACTTCGGTAGGACGGCGCACGGAGTTGGCGGTCTTCAGGAAGATCAGCGACTCGGTGTTGGACAGGGACTGGCTACCTTCCAGGCGCAGGCCGAGGATCGACGGCGGAGTCTTCAGCGACATGGCGAGCTGGCCGGACATGGTTTCGATCAACGGAACGTAGTCGGACTTCTCGCCTTCACCCTTGAGCATGTCGGTGGTCACGGTGTCGTACATGACCAGCGCATCCTCTGGGTTGAGGCCACCCAGCTCGGTTTCGATGCGGTTCTTGATGTCGTCCAGCGCGGCTTGCAGCTTGACGTTATCCGCCTTGATCTCTTCCGGTAGCGCGGCCATCACCGTCTCAAGGCTGATGGTCAGAATCATCCGGCCATGGCCCTGACGGCGCACGGCGCGGCGCATCTCTTGGATGAACTCTGCGTACTGCATGGTCGAGTTCACACCAGCGGCGAGCATGGAATCGGCATAGGCGCGGTTGGCCTGCCGGTGCAGCTCGGTCACAAAGATGGTGGCGAGGTCCAGTTGTACCGGGTCGCCTTGGCTGCGGTTCTGGATCGGGAAACGCTTACCCTTGCCGTTCTTCCACTCCATGGTTTCAAACGGGATCACCAGCACCTTCTCAGGCAGGCGGGCCTTGTTCAAAACCAGCTCGTTGGCAAGGGTGCCGGTCAGCAGCGTCTCAAGGATGCAGCGTTCCAGCAGCGGGTTCATCCCGTCCTTGTCGCCATAGCCAAGGCTGTAGTCGTACAAGGTGTCCATGCTGGCGATGATTTGCTCCGCCAGCAGACTGCCCTGTAGGTCGAACTGTGAGGTCTTGGTGTTGTAGGCCTTGACGGTGTGGCCGCTCATGGCCACCTCGACAAAGTTGAACACTGCTGTCGAGAAAGTGCCGTCGCGGGAGTACAGCGAGCGCAACGACGTGATGAGGTTGTTGGACTGTCGAGCGACGGTAATCGACTCGTTGACAGTCTGGCGACTGTCGCGGGGTACGTTTTGGCCGGCGCCGGCACGATCCGCCACGGTCTCGGTGACCGCTTTGTTCACCAACCGGTTCGGCAGAACCACGGTTTGAGTTTCACCAGCCACGTAGAGTCCCCTTGGCATAGAAGCATCGCTGCTTAGTTCTTCGGATTATATACATTACCGCTGAAAATACGCGGGCAGGATCAAACGAGAAAGTTCCTCGTCCTGCTCCAGGCCTTTCATTCTCACTCCGCCCACGCTTGGGATGTAGGGAGTCACGGCGTCGGCGTTCGGTACTTCTCGCAGGCGGCGTGCCACGTCGGCGTACCCGAGGGCGTGTCCGTAGTGGTCGTCGCCTGTGTTTACCCAGTTCACGATGTACTCGCCGCTGTCACTGTCGGTCAACTCAATACGCTTGAGCGACTTCAGGTGGTTCTTCATCAGCTCAAATTCTGTCGAGCGGCTGGTCAGACGGGTGGTGCCCTTGTTCACCTTGCGCACCAGTCCGTCGAACAGGCCGGTGCGATTCACCACGACGATCCCTTCCTCTTCGTCGATGCTCACCAGCACGTCGAGAGTCCTCACGCGGGAGGCTGACCGGGTGTCATAGCGGCACGCCATGAACTTGCCTTTGTGCTTCTGGACCAGATACTGCGCCAGCGAGATGTCAGGGCCGGCGTCGATCACGCCTTGGATGCAGCCGAACACTGTGAACAGTTGGCTGATGCGCTTGCCCGCGTAGTTGTCGCCGTCCTGCCGTACACGCTCAGCGTAGACGACATCGTTCTCCGCGCCGCTGTTCGGGCGGGAGATAACGACCCAACTGGTTTTGCCGACGTCGACACCCATATGGCAGCCATTCACCAACCGGGTTTCCACGCCGTCGCTTGGGCGCGGCACGTAGTTGGTGGTGGCGTGCTGGTTCATCGCCTCTTCGAGGAACGACGACTGTGCGTCCTCAAACGGCAGACCCACCTTGAAGTTCACCCAGTCCTTTTTGTTGTCGTAGTCCTTGAGCTGACGCAGGGTCCGGGCCAGCGGGTTGATCGTCGGCACGTCGATGGGCAGCACTTGGTAGCTGTGGTGCATGTGCCGGTCAGGGAAGGCGTGGACCCATTGGCGGTTCGACGCATCGCAGAACTCGGCGTGGACGATCTCGTTGCGGCAGTGCGGGCAGAGGAAGAACGCCGCGTCGATGTTGACGTTGCCGCCGATCAGGTCTTCACGCTCCAGCTCGCGCAGGGTGTTTTCGTAGCCTGGGATCACCACGTCACGGAAGTAGTCGATGGCGATCCACTGGCCGCAGCGGCTGTGCTTGACCATGTACTGCGCCTGCGAACCCTGTTCGTAGAGCAGGTTGATCCCGTACTTGTAGACGGTCGGCGTGGAGAACGAGCGCTTGAGCGCTTCGCCTTCCTTGCTGTGACCCAGACGGGAGTCGTAGGTGGTCAGTACGCGGGGGTTACAGAAGTCCACTTCGTCTCGGAACAGGGCCTGAGCAGGGACGGAGATCGCCGCCGACTGGCCGTAGGTGCCGGAGATGTACAACAGCGAGCGTCCGATGCGCTTCAGCTCGGTGTTGTTCAGCTCGCGGTCCACCTGCCCCTTGAGGGTGGGTGAATCGTCGATCACTGGCTGGATACGGCCAGAGCTGAATCGTTTGGACATGGCACTGCTGGGGAGGATGTAGATGATGGTGATCTTCTTCGAGATGATCATCATCGCCAGCATCATGCGGACCCAGATT